TTCAAACTGGTAAATCCCCTCTGCCCACTCAGCCTGTTCAGTCAGGTTACTCATGCATTGATACTCCCTCTGTTGTACTGGCCGTCATACCGGCCAGTGCCATTCCGTCTGAGCGGTGCGGCGGTGTAATCGAGCCTGTAAAGCTCGGAGCGCTGCGGTGCGTACCGTTCGAGCATTGCTTTCAGGTTGTCAGCCTGGTCGCGGGTAATGGGCCGGTTCAGGCGTACCGTGTACTGCGCCCATTCGCCGCGTTCGTTGCCGTGAACCCAGTCACCGCTATAGCGGGCCGTGCCGTCGCGCCGGCGCACATTGCGGCCTTCAATCAGATCCACCTCGCCAAAGCCGAGCCGGCGGATGACTTCTCGGATCGCCCACGGCGTGCCGCGCTTCTGGTGGAGCTGGATCGCACCCTTGATAAGCGCACGGCGCGCACTGTCCGACTCGGCCAACTCCCAGCCGTCGACCGACACCTCGGCGGCGAGATAAGGCAGCAGCGCTGCCGGACACGTATCCGGGTTCCAGTAGTCGCGGATCGGGACCGGCAGATCGTCGACGGCCGCCAGTGCGATCGCCGTGCGCCGTTCGAGCGGCGATGCGTTCGGTGGCAGCAGGTTATTCATCGGTGCCCCCGTTCTCGATCACGATTTCGATGCAGTACGAGGCCTGCGTGATATCGATCGCGATATCGTCGGCCGGCTCGATCAGCTCGGTACGCTTGAGGCCGGCGGCCTGAATCACGCCGATGATGGCGGATGTGGCAACCTTGGTCCGGATGCGTCGCACGCGCGCAGCGTATGCGGCGACGTTTTTCTGCGCCTGCGCAATCAGCACGTCAGCGCCGACAGCAGATTGTGTGTAGCTCTTCGCGTGGACGCGATAGCGGACGATCCTTGCGGTATCGACGATGACAGTGTCGTTGAGCGGGCGTTGATCGTCGGCACTCAGTGCGGTCGTTACGGCGTCGATCAGATCGGCGCCGGTGGTGCCATCGCCTTCGCGCGAAAGCAGCGTGACCAGCACGGTGCCGGGTGTCGGGCGCGACGTGCGAACGTCGAGCAAACGGCCATCCACGGCGAGCGCCTTGGAGCGGTACGCGTCAGCGGGGCCGGCGACACTGAAGCCCATCGGCGCGAGCTGGATACGGGTGCGCAGATCGTCGTCGCTTTCGTCAACCTCGTCGACGTTGCGATCAGGATCTGCCGGCGAAATCATCAGGCGCCTGAGGCCGAACAGCGCGGCACGCTGTTCGAGGTCTGCACCCTTCGCAAAGGCTAGCATCACGGCGCGAATCGCATCGTTGACACGTTGCCGCCATACCAGCTCGCGATAGCTGTTCTCCTGGAGAAGGCGCGCAAGCGGCTCCGACTCGAGTTCGAGTGTCGCGGCGATTTCGGCTTGTTCGTCCGCCGGCCATAGCGCGATCATGCTGACCTTGCGGGCCGCATAGACCGTTTCGAAGTCGAGCACTTCGAGCGCATCGGGAACCGGCAGGCTCGCCAGATCGATAAGTGCAGAGGTGGTCATAGAATGGTCCCGGCGTCGAGGTTGACGCGTGTTTTCACGCTATCGCCCGATTCGGTCGTGTACCCCTCAATGTCGAGCACCTGCTGGCCGTTCGCAATCGAGTCGTCGACGGATAGCGCAACGCGGGTCAAAGATAGCCGCGGCTCCCATCGCATCAGCGCGGCGGCGGTGGCCGCATAGAGGCGCGTGCGCGTGGCGCCGTTGTTCGGAGCGTCAACAAGGTCGGCATGTTCGGCGCCGAACGTGCGGCGTTTGACGCAGGTCGCAAGGGGCGTGGTGACGATCTTCGCGATCGACTGATAGAGGTGGTCGAGACCGGTAATCGTGCGGCCGGTGGTGGCGTTCATCCCCTTCATAGCGGTTCGCCCACCGGTTTGCCGTCGCCCTGTTCCATGTGCGTGTGATGCGCGCTGCTCTTGCCGCCGGCGATCACGTCATCGCTTACAGCGACGGTGCCGGCAATGATTGCGGCTGGGCCGCCGCCTGCGCCGGCCTTACCGCTCATGCCGCCTTCGAAAACAAACGCACCTTTAACCAGCATGTCTCCCGTGACCGTTGTTTGCTTTGCGTCTAGCGTCACGTCATCGGCCTGCACGGTTGCGGTCATGGTCTGCACATTGACCGAACCCGGTGCGACGATCAGCACGGCCGCGCCGCCAGGCAGATTCGCCGTCAGCGAATGTGCGGCATGGTTGTATTCAACGATCGCGCCATCGGGATAGGCGCGGGTGTGCGTGTCGGGACTGTTGCTGGGTGCGGGTGCATCGTCGGAGTTCAGTCCGCAGAGAACAACGCCCTGTGCGGGATCGCCCATGGGGCAGAACAGCACGACCTGTTCGCCTTTGGTCGGCGGGTTCCATTCGCGGGTCGTGCCCGCGCGTACCGAAAGAAACGGCAGCCAGTTCGTTTGCAGCCCCTCGCCTGTCGGGTTGTCCGGATCGCCGACAGATACGCGGCATGTAGGCGGGTTGCTCGTGTGATTAACATCCATGATCGCGCCCTTGCGGATCATGTTGATAATCAGGCGTCGGATTTCGTTCGTGTCCATGCCGGCATCGTGCCCGGCAGGCTCGCGCGACGCACGTGATTGCGTATGTCGTCGCGCTCAGTACAAATCCCTAAGGTCTCGACGGAGCTTCTGCCGCTGCCTTGTCGAGCGTCTGTAGCACTACGTCGCCGAGAGAAAACTGACTCGTATTGCCCATGTAGTAAAGCGCAACGCGACTAGGTGATTGGGCAATGACGTAACCGTGCGCTATTTCCTTTCCATTCTTCATTGCCTGGTAGCATTGCGCTCTGGAGTGGCCACAACCCTTGTCGAAATCATTCTTGTCAGTAGTTGCGACGTTTTCACCCGCAGACTCGCCTATGGCTGAGGGAATTGAGATAAACGGAGGGACAAACAGGAATAACCACACAGGACTTCCAGCTAAATAAGCAATGACAAAGACTATTCCAAGATATTTTCGCAGTGATGGTCGGTCGTCTAAAAGCGCGTTAGCGCGACCTATCTGACGCTTGCGGTTTGCGAAGAATTTTGGGAAGAATTTTGCGAAGAATCGCGATATCCCCACGAATACCACAGGGGGTAAAGCGAAGTAGGCCAAACAGGCGACGGTCGCTATCAAGAGCTTAATGACATGTCCCGTAAGCCATTTTTGCAGAGCGATGGTGGCGTTCAATCCTCCCCATACCGCAAGCACGAAATGCGTGGGGTGATCTACAGGAAATGCCCCGCTGTGGATGGAAAATTTTTCGAGGTAAGCGTTGTAATAAGCATCACCAAGCGAATAGGCAATGCCTGCCAGAACGAGACCCAGCACCGATACGATAACTCCCCACGGCCAGTCCGATATGCTTTTTTGAACAGGTTGGGTTCCCGTGCCGTCAGTGTTCGATGCGGTGGTGCTTACTTTATCAACATCGTGAACTATAGACTGATTGGCGGCCGGCAGATCGCCAGGCGTCAATTCGTGATTACTTACGGTGGCGGATTTCATCGTTTACTCCTTATTGGGAAATGTCATGAAAACTGCGGACGTAAGCATACAACGCCGGCTAAACTGGGCAGTGCCCTGATTATGCTTATTGGGATTCCGACCGGGTGAGATGCAAGAGGAGTCGATCGCGGATCAGCTCGCGATCAGCTTCGGTAAAGCCGAGCAGCGCACGCGCCGGATATTTGTATTCGACGCCGTGCGGCGCAACACGGTCAGTCAGGCCGTACTGATGGATACGTGCTAAGCGGGAGACACGACCACCGAAACCAACCGCAAGCCCTGTCGCGTCAGCTTCGATCTTGAGAAAACGCGCGGTGCGCAGCTTCGCGAACATCGCGGCGCGCTTGATGCGCCCTTTTTTCTCGCGAAGTTTCTTACTGCCCTTCACTGCACGGGCCTTGCGCGGTTCATAGGCGCTTTGATCCGGGTTGCGCTGCGAGGCAATACGGGCCTGCTGGTTACGCCTCAGCTCGCGTG